AAGCCCTTTTTAGCGGTAACTGTCAAATTTTGATATTTAAAGTGGGTTCCTCCTCCTGGTACATTATTAAGATAAGTCATAAAAACTAGACAACGATTAATGCTTTTGCCACTTCGTTCAAAATGCCATTTTTTAAATCCTTTTCCAGTCTTATAATATTGAATTTGAATAGGTTCAACGAGTCCAAATTTTTCACAATCCTTTATCGCTTCGTATCTGTCCTGATAGTTAAAAATAACCTGTTGTAGATATTTAAGATAGGATTGAATTGAAGGGTTATTATACTTAGGATCAACAAATATATCTATTGAATCTTTATAATTAAGATCCACACGTGGAGGATCACTTATTGTTCCTGGAGCATGATTAGCTTTATGATTTTTAAAGAAGGAGATAAGCTCATCGCATATTTGAGAAGGAATATACCAACCTCCTATGAAAGTAGATCGAGGTAAAACATATTCTTTTAAATCCATAAGCCTAACTATAGATAATTAACATTCATGTTCCAACGTCCTTTACTATTGGTGCATGTACTTGAGTTATGAGGAGTGAGGCCGTTAAAAAGAAGCGCCCTGTTAGCTGTGCTATCAATTTTTTTCTTACCTACGCGAGTAAACCCATTGCAAGTGTTCAAAGAAATAAGAGCCACTTTATGTTTAAAATCAAAATCCGTATGTAGAGAATGTTCATTTATTTTATTAGTATGTCCATAAAAATTAATTTTTAATCTTAATAAAGTTTTCCATTTTAGAAGAGATTTCAATAAATCTGAAAGATAAGGATATAATGGACTTCGAGCTTTACCCTCATGAAAAATAATATGGGTAGCAAACCAATCATAGGATCCTTCTCCACGAGGGTCCTCTGAAGATTCATAACTAATAAAATCATGTAAGTACACTGGGAAATTTTCATTCCATACGACCTGTTGAGTGAGGTCTTTAAAATCTTTCTCTTTAAAAAAATTATCTATGAGTTTCATTTAAAGTCTTGCTCCTCGAAACCAAGACGGTAGACCTAGCAAAGGTCTTTGATCATATTTATTTTTTTCAGCTGTTGGAAGTTTGGCGTTGTTATAATGTAAAAAAACTTGGCAACATTTTTCCCCTTTGAAACGCTCACGCCAATGTTCTACTTTTCCTCCTGCATAAAGAAGCATGTCGCCAGGATTAAGATTGATTTTAATTCCTGGGCGCCCTGTTTTTCCAGAAGGATCAAGATAAATAGCCCATGGATCCCCTCCTAAATGTAAAGTGGTGGAAACTTCACAGGAATAACGGTCTTTATGTCGTTCCAGAATATCCCCTTTTTTATAAAGTCGAGCATATGAATAAGTTTCATTTAATTTATAGCCTGTTTCCTTTTCCATTTTTGGTTTGAGTGTTGTTAATAAGGTTTCCATCGCCATATCCCCATAATGGGAGTAAGTATTGGGAGTCTGCTTGTCATCCCACCGTCCCCATTCGGTAGTAAAAGGAGAAATCCAGCGGGTATCAAATAAAAGACGAGCTACTTTTCTCTTGTTTAAAAGATAGTTATAACAGAATCTAGTTAGTTCTGGACTAAGAGCTTTTTTTACAATTTTATATTTAGCTTTTTTAAAATTCATTTGTACCAAATAGGAATAGTATACCTATCCTCCGTTGTGGGCCTACAACCATGAAGATATTTTCGACCATCAAACACACTCATACGACCGGCTTTAGGACAAATCTGTGTCCTATCTTTAAAAATAGTATGGCCATCAGAAAGATCATTAAGATAAGTAATGGAACTTAAAACAGTTCGATTGCTTGAGGTATCGTAATGAAAATTATGAGAGGCTCCTTTGTCGTGTTTTTTTAATTCTCCCCAATCCAGTGTAATACGAGAACCAAAATATTTTTGAACTATTTTTTCCATTTTCTTTAATACTTTATTTAATAAAGGACTAGAAATATCTTTAGGACCAATAGCGTGTCCACATGGTTTCTCAGCTTCCCGAGGCCATCGACGGGCCACGTGCTCATTATCTTGATAAACCTTTATTAATTTTTTGCATTCACCCGCTGTCAAAAATTTATTTATAATAAGAATTAGATCTTTCATTTTTCTTTATTAAAGTAATTAATTCTAGAATCCTGATTAAATAAAATGTTACCAGATAAAGAAGGACGTTCAATTTTAGATTTAAAAGGATAAACCCAATGCTGAAGATCCGCAGGAAATATAAAAAGATCCCCACTCTGCGGCATATGATGCACTACATCGATGCCTAGATGACTTGCTTTTCCATAAAACCAGCCTACACCTCCAGGTCCACGCATAGTTCCCTCAAAGGCTTTACATTCCTTAATCAATGCCGGTGGCACATAAGGATAAAGCACAAAAGATAAATCACCGCCATGCTCATGAGGCGGATTAAATTCCCCTGCCTTCATATAATTGATCCATAGTGAAAGTAACTTGTATTCAGGTTTAAGTGTCCCTCCTCCTCTCCATTTATTAAGTGCTGTACAATAAACTTCCACATAACGGCTGAGCCACTGGTTAATACGTTGAGGGTGTTTGATTGAATATGCTTCTTTAATATGACCAGCCAAATATTTGTTACGTTTATTGCTACGCTTTTTACGATCAAGTTGACCTTCTTTCAGAACACTCTTACATTCCTCAGGAGTAACGATCATGTGAAGTAGAAAAGGACCCCAATGATAAAAAAAATATTTAATTTTATCAAGGGGCATTTTCTTTTATTTCCTTAGGAACACATTGAATATTCCAATGAATAAATCGAAAAGGAGCTAGTCCCATATCTAACGGATATTCATGAGGAACATATCCAGGAATAATAATCATGGTGCCAGGTTTGGGTGTAAAATGAACGTTGGACGTAGCACATGTTATTTTTCCCGGATCTTTTTGAGGCAGACCCTTCATGATTGCGCCGGAGCGAGGATCATGAAAAATAGGATAAGAAGTTTTGGAACTACATTTTAAAAAGAAGAATCCAGAAACATGTTGATCTGGATGCGTATGCGGCGTGTGATGACCCGCTCCAGCCTTACCAAATTCCTGCACCCACATTTCAGTAAAATTTAAAGAATGATTTTTTAAATCCCATCCACACCAGTTTAAAAATTCCCAACTAGAGTTCCCAGCAAACTGTGCAAAATCTTTCATTTCTGGAAGCTGAAATAAACTTCCAGAATGATGGGACATTCCAAGATCTTTAAGATTTTTTTTAAATACTTTATTTCTCTCTTTGATAATTTTATTGTTTATTTTTTTGGCTGCTTTAATATGTTTATCACATATTTTATTTAATAATGGTACACGTTCTGGAAACTCTCCGTTCCAGATAGGGGTTGAAAAATACTCCCATCCTGTAAACACAGGTTTATTTTTCATAGTAGTAAATGTTTGCTTCATTAAAGAACCAGCTCTGTTAGTGTTCGATAGTCTCCAATTTTGCCCTTGAAGAATACATTAAAAGATAAATTGATACGAGTATTGGTTCCTGTTTTAACATCTACTCCATGAATTAAAGAGGACGGAAAAAGAATCACATCACCCGTTTGAACCGGATACCACCAAGTCGATGAGTTAAAAATATTGTATGTCGATATTGATAGCAGCATTTCTTGATGACCACGTTTATAAAATTTAATTTTATCAACTCCCTTTTTAGCATCAATATAGAAAACGCCTGAAACATAAGAATTACCATGAGAATGACTCGGATGATATTGATTAGTTTCTGTATAATTAATCCAAGATTGAGTAATATAGGGAACGATAGAATTACTGGTGCAAACAACTTTATTAAAATAATCAACAACCTTTTTATATAGATCTTTCTTAAGATTTTTTAATCCTTTATGGTCTAAAGCATAACCATCATTCGTTCGAGTATTCCCTAAATTTCTTCTAGTTTTCTTTTTATAATTATCCACCGTCTTTAATTCTTCTTTGGTTAATGCTCTTTCAATTTTAGAAATATAAATAGGTTCAGGAAAAATTTGATGAAGGGTCATTTAAATGGATCCCCTGTATGCCATGATACTAAAGAATATCTAATCCCTCTTGTTACCGGGGTAACTCGATGCCATAAAAAACTTGGAAACACAACTACCGAACCTTTCGAATTTATTTCCTTGCATGCCCAAGGTTTATTCTTAGATATTGCTCTAAAATCAAACTCCAGGTTTCCTCCATTATACTCTTGTGAATCAGATAAGGAAACCGACATCGATAGTTTTCTTATTTTTCCGTGCAATGCTCCAGGCATTTTATAAGTTTCATGCCAGCCATCTTGATGCCAACCATAGTACTGGCCTTTTGTATAAATAGTAAACTGGCACGACTCTGATTGTTGCCATTGAAAATTCCAACCTGCCGCAGAATTAGCACCCTTAACATAGGGCTGGATTTCTTTATAAATCCAGTTATCGCTCATCCATACAACATCGGAATCTCTTTTCTTTTTTAATTGTTTAATTTCCTTAACGCTTAAAGGATTTTTAAGGAGATCTCGACCCTTTCCCTTTCCCTGATCTTCTGTTATTCCTTGTTCTTTTTTATTTCTAAGACCATACTGAATAATGTCATCACAAAGACGAGGGGAGATTGCATTTTTGAAAAACCAGTAATTATGTTTTAATTTCATTTGATTCCTAAATTAAACGATACTGCAATTCGTTTATGTTTACTTTTATTACGTGTAACATAATGTTCAAGAGCTGCGGAAAATAAAATAAACTTACTAGGTTGAGGTTCGACAACATAACTACGTGTTGCATACCGATTATAAGGATATACAAAAACAAAATGACCACAATTTTTAGGGACTTGGACATAATAGGTACCTGCAAGACGATCACGGCTTTCAGAATCATCCGTGGACTCTATATGATTATGAGTAATGGTACTCATATTAAGGTCATGAACATGGGCCCAAAAACTAATTAGATAAACCTCTTTCTTGTGAACATTATAATATTGTGCTTGAATATATTGAAGTACTTTTTCAAATTCAAAACAATTGGGAAATACAGTATCCTCATAACGAGTGAGTATTTTTTTAAAATCTCCGGCGGGATAGGGCTTTTGATGTTTTAAAATATGCTTTTTAAATTTATTATTATTAATATCAGGAACCATTCCATGAAGATAACCGATAGTATGCATAGGTTGAAACTGCATGTTAAGTTCTCAAATAAGAATAGTTAGAACAAAAGAAAAAATTATGTTGGGTGCTTATATTTTTT